CTGTTCCAACCCCACCACCGCTAGGAGATTGTCCTGCTCCTCCTGCAAGGTTTAATAATCCTTTTGCCGCATTTCCTACTACTTGTTTTAAACTAGCGGCTAACTGTTGGGAAACCGATTGAATAAGTGGCTGAATTATAGCATTTAATATATTTTTCATTAAATCTTTAAATATGTCTTTTGCTTTCTTTCCATCTTCTATAGATTTAAACATATTCTCGAAAGCGGAAGTAAGTTTATCCCCTACTTCTGAATAAATATCTTTTAAGTTCTTATTTTCTACTTTTAATGCGTCAATTTGAGCGTTTAAATTATCAACTATATCATTTCTTCCTAAATATTCTTGAATATCCTTTGCTAATTCAAGTTGATAAATCATTTGCTCATTAGTTTTTCTTTTTGCTTCGGTAATTTGTTGTTCTCTTTGTAAAGCTACTAAATCATTATCTAATTCTATTGCGGCAATTTGCGCATTTAATTCTTTTTTCTCTTTTGCTACATTGGCTTCAGTCTGGTCATAAAGAGATTTATCTTCAACACATTGTAGTTCTCTTTGAAGTAAAACTAAATTTTGTTGATCTATACTAAGTTTTATTTTTGCATTTACCACATCTGTTTCAGCATATTTATTTAATTTATTAGCAATTACTTCTTCATCACTTTTTATTTGCGTTTTTACATCTTTTATTTCAGGGTAATATTTGACTCTAGCTTCTAACCTCTCTGCTTCCCCTATTTCATTAATTCTTTTTAATTCTTCTACTCTTAATTTTTCAACGGCATTCTTTAATTTCTTTAAAGAATCCTCATATTTATCTATAACTGCATTGTTTGCTTTTGTTGCTTTCTCTTGTTGCTCCCCTATTTTACCTTCTATTTCTTCTAATTGTTTTTTCTGTTCCGCAATTTCTTTATCTGTAGTAGCTAATGATAATTGTTTTTTAATAATTGCTTCTTTTCCTTGTAAAGCTAACATTTCTGCGGTATTTATTTCTCTTTGATTTGCGGCTAATTCCGCATAATATTGCGAATCTCCAATTAAACCTCTTTTATGTTCTTCTTCTAAGGTATCATTGGAAGTCTTTAATGTAGCTATTCTCTTCTTGGCAACAGATTCAAACTCTTCTAATGCTTCTTTTTCTTCCGCATTTTTTGTTGCCGGTTGTCCTGTTGTTTTTCCTGCTCCAACATTTTCCATATCAGACTTAACCTGAGCCATAAGTTCTTTCCACCTATTTTCAAACTGTTCCTTTAGACCTTCAGGAGAGTTTGCTTCTAATAAATGTTTATCCCCAAGACCCGAGTTTTGACTTTTTGCATCATTTCTATGTTCAAATTCATCATCTGCTCTATTTTCGTCCCATCCATCATCATAGTGCATTGATTGAGAAGAATCATTATAGTGCATATGTTTATCTCTGTTGGCGAACTTTTCTCTATTAGCATATCCAATAGCGGATAGGGCGAATACTGCGGATAATGCGGTAAATACTATTCCTGCGGTTGTAGCAATAGCGGCTAAAGCTACATTTAAAACTTGGACTGCTCCAGTTAATACTGTTACTTTGGAACTTGCAACTATTGCCGCATCCCCAATTTTTTCTGCGGCTTGAACTTCTACGGCTCCTTTTAGTTCTTCCTTTAGAAATACTACTGCTATAGTCATTGCTTCTATAGCAGTTGCTCCACTTTTAAAAGCTATCATGGCGGTAGTAAGAATTTCCATAACAGTAACTAAAGTGGAACAAGCGACACTAAACATTAATAAGTAGGAATATGATTTAGAAATTACTAACCATCCAACTAATAATCCCGTAATTAATTGAATATGCTCTGCTATAAAATCTAAGGTTGGCTTCATTCCATTTAATGTTTCTAATGCCACAAATATTAGAGCTTTCCATCCACTAAGGGCATACCAAAGTAAAAATGCTTCTCCAATTTGGGTTGCATTATTAAAAATTGCGGTTAATAAATCTGATGCTCCACTAAGAGTATCTATAAATTTATCCGCTAATGCGCTTCCTATTTGAAATATTGCATCCTTGATGGCATTAAATAAATTAGCTAATTTTAAAGCACCACTAGACAATAATTTAACCATTTCAGTATTATATATAACTTTTTTCCCAAAGGCATCCTGAACAAAATCAGATTTATCTATAGCCCCATTTACATCTTCTATTTTATAAAACATATTACCAAATTCTTTTACTGCACCTTTTACTGCATTGTAAAAGGGAGTTATAGATGCACCCTCAATTACTTGAATACCATCCTTAACATTTGACAGAGTTGCATCCATTGTATTTGAATAGTCGGCGGCTACAATATTAAATCCACGTAGCTTATTCATTAAATCATCGTATAATTTTCCTGATTCTTTTAAGTCTTTAAGGTTTTGAGCATTATACCCCAACATTTTTCCTAATTGAGTACGTCCAGGGTTAATAAATAATGAACGTAATTGAGGTAAAACTTGTTCTGCATCAATTCCCAACTTACGCACAGCATTAGAACCTAAAACTGCAACTTTTTCAATCTGTTCTAAACTTAATCCTGCTCTCATTGCAGGGGCTTCAATACCTTCAAATATAGTGACTAATTGCTGTGAAGTCATTGCGGTCATAACGGAAGCGTGTTGCATATCTTGTAAAATGTGATTAGAAATTCCAAGGGCATCATAGTATTTAATCTGTTCCCCGTTAATTTGTCCCATAGACATTAAAATAGCAGACATTCCTAATTTGGCTACTTCCATTTGTTTAGCAAATTCAAATCCAGGCTGAACAATGCTCCACATTTCTCTTCCCGCAAATTCAAGGAAAGAACGAATAATATAAGTTTGAACGGCAAATTGTTTAAAAGATTCTACCCAAGAGTTAGTGCTATCATGGTTTTGTTTTATCTGAGAGTTTACTCCTCTTAAATTAGACATTCCATCGGCCATTACTTTTGCCATATTTTCGCCCATTGCTGTCATTGCAGTTCCCATAACTCTAGTATGTGCGGTAGATTGTTGTATAAGAGTATCTAAACTAGCTAACTGTCTATTACCCATCTTAGTTGCATTTCCGCCAGCATTTCTTATAGCAGTAGTTATATTAGCCATAGTTACGGAGGTATTTCCTATTACTCCTTGTAACTCCTCCATTGCCATTGAAGAACTACTTGCGGCTCTTTCTATTGCACCTGCCATATTTCCTGCTTCTGCGGATATTGCTGAAAAACTTCCTCCTATGTTATTTGCACTAGAAGAAACTGCATCCTCTAAATCTTCCATTCTTCCCATCATATTTTTTAACATATTCGTAGCGTCTTGTAATGCACTTCTAAGTCCACTAATATCGGCATTTAACTGGACAAGTAATTCCCCATCATTAACTATCATATACTCACCACCTTATTTTAAAATAAAAAGGAAGAAGAGTTAACTGGCAGGTTTTCCTGCCCATGCTAATGCTTCTTCCAACGTTAATTTCTTTGTTTTTTTTGTTGTTTTACCTTTATCATCTGCATCTGGATTATTTAGTTGGTTATGAACTTCTAACAATCCAAATAGTTTCTTCGGAGTTGTCCTCCAAAACTCTCTTTTACTCATCCCTAGAACCACAGTACCTATATAGTAAAACTTAATCCAATCCCATCCCCCGTTTTCTGATTCAACGGGGGAATTTAGTTTTTTTCTTCTTTGTCATCCTTTGCACTATCAGGCAACGATGAACCAATAGCTTTAGTTAAAGCATCGGCTACTGCTTTCATATCATGAAGTCCAATTAAACTTCCCACTTTTTTAGGGGTTAAAGTTTCATCCTCATGTACTAATCCTGCCCAAAGAATAGCTATCAATGCTTTTAGCTTACCACTCTGTAATGCTGTCATAGCTTCCTCAATAGTACCAAACTGTTCTTCAAGTTCAGCAAAAGCATTTAAGTCATATACAATAGTGCGTTTTTTATCTAAATCAAGGATTACTTTTTCTGGTTTTACTTTGCGTAGTGAATTACTAGCCATTTATTATTCCTCCATATTACATTTATAAGTCAATATAATATTACCATACTTTTGCGCAAATTGCAACAAAAAAATAAAGGGACGATTTCTCGTCCCAAAAAGTCTTAGACAATAGGAGTTTTAGTTTGGTTAATAATAATATTGAACCAACTTCCATTTGACTGACAAGGAATAGCAATCCCTTTACACTTCTGAACTCCGAAGTTACCTGAAGAGTCATTAATTTCTACAGGAGGTAAGTCAGATGCTTTAACTTTATATAATACAACGTGGGCATCCCCACCAGTATTTCCTGTATAAGTCCATTGTCCTTCAATTTTGAAGTAGGAAGGAGTAACATTTGCGGAAGTCATAGTCCAAGTAGTGACTATATTAGGAGTAGTACCAGAACTAATATAAGCCGCCCCCGAAAGAACATTATATACATCTAGAGAAAGTTCACTAAACTCAAAGTCTACCTCAATTTCTAAGGTTCTCATGTATACGTCCAGTAGTAAGCTATCACCATGCAGTTTTTTAGTCTCTGTCTTTGGTGAAATTGTTAGCTTAGTCATAGCAGGAACGTCTACAGAAGAAGAATAAGTTGGTGCACCACTTCCATCAGTTAATAGAGTAGCAACTTTACAGTCAGAAAGTTCTATTAATCTAATGTTATCAATATTTAAAGACATTTTATTTTCCCCTTTCGATTAATAATTTATGCGGTAAGCCGATGCAGATACGCTTACAATCTCACTATAATTTACTGTGATTCCATTATTGGAATCATTAAATCTGTTAACTGGAAACGGGCCGACTATTTCAGTAGTTCCAGCAGCTACCGCAATAGTAACATCATGCTCAAATCCCTGACTACATAATTGCGCAGATTTAAAAGTAACATCACAAGAGGATGAACCTGCATTATTAACTTGAACTACTGTATGCCCATCATTAATAAAATAATCAGAAGCAGTTACAGCTACAAGTGCTAATTGTTGTCCATTAAAAGTATTAGTAGAAACCGTATAAGTTGCCATTATATCTCTCCTTTTCCCCTAATCTTCTTCCCAATCATCATAATCTCTTTTAGTGATAACTCTAATATTAAAAACAAACTCATCCCTATTAGATTCATCTTTTCCAAGACTCATTGGGGGTTGCATAGCCTTTATTAACATATCTCGTCCTCTAGGGGAAACTATAAGCTGTTTGTTTCCCTTATCAAGTAAATTAAAAATTTTATTTATTCTTGTGTACCCACTTATAAATGATACATCTCTAACGTAGATTTGAAAAGTGGGTTTTATATCTTTTATTCGTTGCATCTGAGGGTATCCTCCAGTAGGGATTATAACTACTAGGTTATCAATATCTTTTTTATTTGTTCCAATAATTATATCTACGGCTAATTTTCCTATCCCATTTGATTCAAGGTATTCTCCTATATCATCAAAAACCATTAAGTTATACCTCCAATTCCAGGGCCGACTTGAACACTAGTAAATGTTTTATTAGAAATAGTTCCAACGTCATTACCTAAAAGTACACCTGCTCCTGCTCCATTTACTACTCCATCTATAGCTTCCCCAATATTTGCTCTATACAAGTCTATATTAGACTTATATGGAGTTTCTAGATACTTCCACTGTCCACCATTTAGGTGATTCATCTGCTTTTCATGTTGAATTATAGCATAGTTAAAGTCATCCTTATTGGGTCTTAAAATTCTAGTATCAAATACCACATCAACTCTTCTATGATATAAGTCTATATGATTCTCTCTCATATATCCTGATTTTTTTAAAACTCCACCCTCACGGTATAACTTTCCCGTTTTTTCATTTCTTTTATCACTTTCAACGGGGGCTAAAGCTATAGCTTGTGCTAGTAAGTCATCTGCCGAAGAAATTAACTGAGCATCAACTGCATCCCTAATTGCATTCATAAGAGTTTCTATTCCCATTTTTATCACCCACTAGTAAGGGTATCACTTCTTACAACGGCAAGCCTAGTAATAATATAAGGTAATTCAACTCTGGATTCTTCTCCAAAAATTACCCATCTAGTCCATACTCCGTATTCATTTAAAATATCTACAGCATCACCATTAATAATTTGATACCCATTATTTATAACATCCCTAAATACTAATTTTAGTATTCCCTCTACCCTATGCTTTGCTATTCCTGCTCCCCTATCTAAATCAGGGTCTAGGTTGGCACTAGATTCCATACATCCATATACGGCAAATTTTCCTGCTTCATTATAAGTAAACTCTGTTTCTCCGTACCTGTTCATGTTTCCATTTTGAGTCCTATTATTTAAGGGAACATATTTCATGGAAGAGGACATTGCAAAAACTTCTGAAATCCCATCAGCCAAACTATCTATTTCAGCTTTACTAAGGTATTGAATTTGCATACATCCTCCTCCTAATCTGCTGGTGTCGTAAATTGCGCAAAAGCATAAGTGTTAATATTATAACCATGATACACAATAGTAACATAGTATAGAGTGTTTGGTTTGAGATTAATTATTCTATACTGCGTTCTGCGCATATCAATAAGCATAATATTATCTATAACACTTGGGTCATTTGGGGTTAAAACAGGGTTTGCATAAGAGTCATATATTTGTGCGGTACTAACTAAAATATTGTAATACCCAAAACTTCCAAGAGTTATATCAAAAGGAAACCAATCTAAATTAACAGAAGTTGTAGTAATTGCACTTGGGGTAATTCCAATATTAACTTGTGTGTAAGCTAATTCATGGTTTCTATTAGTGAAGTCCCTAGAACGAAGTGTAACATCTGCTACTTGAATTGGTTGTTGGTACTTATCAATATCAACTTGTGCAAGACTAATTAACTTAAAGTAATGGTCAAATCTCTTTGTCTTAATTATCTTAGTAAATTCTGTCTCTAAGTCTAAATCTGCCGCAGTAGAAGTGGCTAATCTCCAATATATTTCTTTCTTCACCATTGCAACTAATAACCCCTGCAAATCATTATGGATACTAGCTACTGTATAGCCAAGTTCTAAAATTACCTGATTAATTATAACAGGAATATCAGTTTGAACTTGGGTATACGCAGGGTCAGAAGATAACAAAGGGGTATAAACACTTCTAGACACATATGCTGTTAATGTGTTAATATCCGCCAAGGTCTATCCCACCTTTGTTTTAAAGGACATCTAATAAATTCATTTTCTGTAGGTAATCTTTAAACGATTGCATAACAGTTAGTGAATCTCCCTTTTTAAGTTCATACCATCTATCTCCATGATAAAACGTGGCATCCTGTTTAATTTTTACTTTAACCTTTTTATCCTTTACTGAGGAATCGTCTATTATAATTTCAGGTTCTCTTTCTTCCGCTTTTTCTTCTTTAATACCTTCTAAATCTATACTTACTTCATCTTTTTTAGCCATTTTATTTTTATCCTCCTAATATAATAAGAAGGTTGAAGGCAAGATTTTATTACCCTCAACCTTCTAGTGGTTTAGTTATTTGTAAATGAAAATTAAAGTATTGGCACTTTGGGCGGTAACTAAGTTTACAGTTTTATTATCTGTAGCTATAGTATAATCAACAGTTGGAGATAACAAAAACTTGCTTGCAGGTGCGCCAGTTCCACTAGCAATCGCTAGAATAGCTTCCATAAGTTTAATAGACTCATTCATTAAAACTCCATGTCCTGCCGATACTCCTGGGTAAACCTCAATATTTGCAAGGTTACTTAAACGAGCCGCAATTTGTGCAGGTTGGTCAGGAATGTATTGAATATCTTGTGTGTTGAAAGACATTTATATCAACTCCTTACGCCGTTTCAATAATAACGGCACGTTCAGCGTGAAGAATACCAGAACCCCAGATAGCGTACCATCCTAGTTGGTGTTCACGCCCAAAGTCAATTACTCCGTTGTCACGTAGTTCTACTGGTAGCCCTACTGCATATCCGTAATAATCTTCCCCGAAAATTACCGCTTGGTAAACGTTTGCTTCATTTGTCCCTGCTCCTGCGAAAGCCGCATTATATCCAGGGTCAGAAGTAGCTGCCGCACCATTTGGCATTAAAGTTGTTTCGATGAAACGAACATCATCAATGCGTCCAATTTCTCCTGTGAATAATTGGTCAACTGCTCCATATTTACTTGCTTCAATCCACGCAGGGTCATCACGTAATGTACGACTTTGGTGAGGGTGAGCAAAACAAACATAGAAACTAGCTTGGAATTTTGGTGCGTTGTTAGTAGCTAGAATTTCTACTGCGTCCTTAATAGTAGCAACAGAAAGAATATTTGAGTTAGCTACGATTGAACCAATAGCACTAATTTTAGCACTAGAAACATTGGCACGACCAAAAATAGTTGAAGTTGTGTAAGGGCCAGTTGTACCTCCAGCTACAGCTACGTTACGAAGCTGACAATCTAATGTTATAGCCATGTCACGACCTAATAGAGTTGTTGCATCAGCCATTACATCAGTGAAAGATGTACGAAGAGTTAATTCAGAAACAGCAATCGCATTACCTTGTTCTGCAACAGTAATAGATTTCATGCTTGAACTTAACGCTTGTGTGTTCATACGAACACCCTCTGTTAATGCTCCACCCATTGATAGGTTGTTGTACGTCATCATTTGGATAGTTAATCCAGGTTGAACTCCTAATTCAGTTTTAATCTTGGCAAACTGAAGGAATTTCATAATAGGCATTGCGTAAAACTCGATCTCTTTACTGTAGACCGCACGAACGTTGTTTGTTAACTGAACAGCAGTTCCGCCAGCAAGTACGCCAGTATTGACTACGGTATTAATATAGTTTGTAGCCATCTATTTAATTCACTCCTTAATTTATTTTTTAGCTATTCCTAATTCTTTGCGCATTTTTTCCCAATGAGCGCGACCTTCCTTAGTTGAAATATCCATATCGCGGAAATCCTCTGGTGTGGCATCCTTGAACATTTTTTCGGAATCATTAAGGTTTACATTGGGTAGAGGAACTTTAGTTTTATCTTCTTGTTTCTTTTCCTCAGTTTTCTTTTCTCCGAATTTAGAACTAATCTTCTCATAAAGTACTTTAGCTTTCTCTATGGAAGCATCAATCTCTTCCTTAGTTAAACCAGAAACTAAGTCAATTACAGAATCATCAAGTCCAGCTACTTTTTCTTTGCGGTAACTTTCTAATTCTTTGGTGGCAATTTCTTTGTCCTTATCAGCAATTTTTTGTTCTAATTCATCAATTTTCTTTTGTAACTCTTTTGCTTCCTTAGATGTTTCCACATGCTTACCCTCTTTCTCTGTTAACTCTGTAATCTTTTTTTCTAATTCCGCGATTTTCGCATCCTTAGTTTTAACTACATCATCCTTCTCAGAACCAGAAAGAAGCAAATCATTCATTTTTGCTGTTTTAGATTCCAACTCAGCCTTCAATTTTTCAATTTGAGGGTAGAGTTTATTTTTTTCGTCCTGTCTTGCTTTCGCAATTAAGGCTTCAAAATCAATCTGTGAACCAGTTGACGTAGTTGTGTTAGTTGGTGTTTCTATAATTTCATTTCCATCTTTATCTACAGCCATTTATTTTATCCTCCTAGATAGGTTTAAATTATCTGTTCCATCCTGGTTGCTCGTCCTGAACAGGTTTCCAAAAGTCATTAAACTGACCATTTTCACGGTAACAGTCTGCTCCACCTTTAGTAACTTTGTTGGAAGCACCCATTTTTTTCTTCATTTCTACTAGAGTTTGGTTTCCATCTCCTTGAAATAGTTCTCCATCATTACTATTATCCTGTTTAGCCATTTTAAGGTATCCTCCTTTAATTAAAAATTTAGGTTACTTATTAGAAACCCATAATTTTCATTTCAATTATAATTGTAGTTTAAAAACTGCATTTTAACAAGTAACCTAATTAAAAAAGTTTAATATTTTTAAGAAGTGCTAACAAAACTCTCTTTACTGCCAGGGTTAGTATTACTCATTCCCGTATTTACTTTCAAATCCTGGCCTTTTTTATTTATTCCAACAGGCTTGTTTGGGTTCTCCGTGTTCTCAGGGTTAGTCCCTTCACTTTGAACTGGAACAGGGTTGTAAGCAATTACTTTACCCGTTTCAGGGTCAACTAGCTTAAATCCTGGTGCAAGAGCAACAGGATTTACTCCAAATGGCATTGGGTTTTCTTTGCGTTCCACATCAATTTTAGCTAATTTATCTGTAATATTATCTCGTTTTAGACGTTTTAACGCATCTTCCCTTGTCTCTAATGCCATTTTAAACTCTTGTTGAATTTGTTCTAATTCTTGCGTCATATCTTTAGGTAGAATATCACCAAAAATAGAATCCATATTATAAATTTGCTGTGGTGTGTATCCACTATCTAAAGTTAAAATACCTTCCATCTGCGCGATTTTTAAAATAAGTCTATTAACTCTTTTAAGTGATTCCGCCGTTAATGAACGTTTCTGGTTAACAACATCTACTAATGGTAAGAACTCTATTTGTAATGAAACACCAGACTGAACGCGAGGAATCTTTCCTCCCCCAAATGCAAATTCTGGTATTCCCCCAACTTCGTGCATAGTTGTTTTAATATTATCTCTATAAGAATTTGCCGCCGCTAAATCTCCATTTAATTCAATGTTTTCAATCTTAGCGTCCTTTGGCAATCCTCCCCAAACTTTATTAGCACCTTTTTCTAACTGACTAATTTTCGCTCCAAAAATAGCAGTAATAGGTGCAGAGTGATAATCAATAATCTCTGATACATCAGAAGACTTTAAATTCAACTCTACATTTAAAGGAATAATATCATCTAAATCTGATAATCCGAAGTGTCTACCTGAAAGAGATAGGTTCTTAAAGTGAACAATAGGAATTACTCCATAAGGATTTTCCACATTAGAAATTAAATCCTTACCATTATAAACTTGAATGAAATTTGGAGTATAAACATATTTCATTATGTCATAACGGTTTGCATTGGTAAAACCAAATACATTAGGGTCTTTTCTAATAGGAAACATTATAGTACAGCTTTCCATTGCTCCCATGTCATACCCATCTTTAAATACAGGGAAACAAATACTTGGAGGAACTAAAAACAATCTAATTCTCCCATTAGGGTATAATCCGTAGGGGTCATCAAAATCAGGGTTAAGTTGGTCATTTATATACTTAGGTTCATAATGAACATGTACATAACAATCCCCCGTAACTCCTTTTGTCTGACCTATCTCTTGGAATAGAGTATCCTTGCCATTATCCTTCCATGTTTCTTCTAAAAAAGGTAAAATATCTTGCTCAATTTTTTCATCAAACTTCCAAGCTACCCCACCATTAAATTCGGAAGAAGTAAATTTATTTACGAATCTACGACACCAGTTTTGTGTTACTTCTGGCTTGTCAGTAGCTTCTATGTTCTGCCAATGGAATCCATCATAAAAGTTCCACCAGTTAATATACTTCTTAATGCGTTGAACATCTTCCGCATTTAACATCTCTTCAAAAGCTATAAGGTTAGGGTTTACCCAGTTGTAGCTACTGCTAAAGTCGGCAAACATCCCTCTACTAATCATCATAAACTAACAACTCCTATTTCATCTTCTTCTTGCTGTTATATTATTTCTACTTTCATAGTGCGCTGAACTATTTTTTTGCATCATTGGGTTTGTTTTTGAAACTTCTGTTTTATTTGCTTCTCCTTTTGCCGCCCAACACATTAAAGCACTTGAATCGGGATAATCGTCATGGGCATCTTTATCGTTAGGATGGCAACATACCATATGTTGTCCTTTAAACTCCTTAATAAGATTCAACATTTGTTCTATAAATCTTCTATATTCGCGGGTTTCTTTTGCTTCCTCGTTTGCTGGATAATGGAACTTTTTCATATTAACTAGTGTATTAAAATGTTTATAAAGTTCCGACTTAGAAGGAGTTGAAAATACATAAGGAACAACTTCACATTCTACACTTGCCGCTAATCTGTCAGCAATAGGACTTCCTACTCCTGTGGCATCAATAACAATTTTTTGTACATTAAAATTTTTCAAGTAGCTAATAATTTGATGATATTGTTCTTCCCAATTATCTCCCTGCAATTCTAACCAGTCAGTAATAGTGGTGTCATAGATAACATAATCGGGAACATTAGGGTCTTTCGACTCCTCTACTACTACAGGATTATCCCAATCTACTTCCCCTACTGTAACTACTGTGCTGTCATTATTTTTTCCGCAATCTATTCCTACAACATGAGCCTTTTTAGTTTCCATAAGAGTTCTTCCAAGGGATTGTTCTCCCAAATCATCTAGCTTCTTGTCTTCAATAAACATACCACGTTCTAATAACCATTTTAGGTTATAGGACATTTGAAACTCGTCGCTATCTTCCCCTAATCTTCTCTTCTCACCGTTTATATACTTTTCGTAATTGGAATTATACTTACACACTGTTTCATAATTATATTGAAAGTGATTTCTTTTTCTTTCGCCACTTTCATAGTCTTTAACATTACGTTGAATAGCAGAATAGAAAAAACCTTTATGAACAGTAGGAGTTCCAATAACTACTTTTGTCGCATTATAAAAGGCTCCCATTGGGGAAATTGACTTACTATATTTAAAGTTGGATACATCTTGCGCTTCATCTACCAGTATCAAATGATAAGATTTACTTTCAATGTTACTGTTCTCGGAAGCCGTCATACAAGTAATTGTAGAAAATTCATTAAGGTTAGCTAAACGAATTACTACATTTACACCATTATTAGTATCGAATTGCACATTTATTTCATGGTCGGTAAAAACCTCTATTGCACTATCTGTTGCTAAGTATTGTTTCATACGGGTAAATACCGTCTGGGATTGAAACATTGCTGGCGCAAAAATTCCAATCATTAACCCATGTTGGAATTTAATAAATCTCTTATCAGTAAGAAACATTGGCATATTAGCAAGTATGGGCAATATAATAGCACATCCTGCGGATACAATAGCCACTGTTTCACTTTTACCACTCTGTCGGCTAAATAATGCTGAGACTTCTTCCCCGTCATTTTCTAATAAACTGCGAATGATTCTTTTTCCGAATTGGG